GGGGTGCGGTGCACACAATCAGGAAAAGGGCTCGCACCGCGGCCCACCCGGATGGTCCACCTCGCATGGCCGATAATCATAGAGCGTACAGAGTTCAAGATTATTCATACAGCGGACCGCACGCCGCGGCCCACCCGTTTGGAGGTGACCCATGTCGATCACCCTCTCGCAGGCTATCCAGGGCTACGAGCTGGCGGCCTACGCGCGCCGGTTGAGCCAGCGTACACTAGATGACTACCAGACGACGTTCGCCAAGCTGAGGGATTGGCTCGGGGACGATCCCCAGCTGGTGGACATCACGGCCGATGACGTCCGGGCATTCATGCGGCACCAGCACGAGCTCAGCGCCAAGACGTTGCTGAACTATCACACCGGGCTGAGCGCGCTCTGGCGCTGGGCGAAAAAAGAGAGCATCGTCGAGGTGAATATCATTCGGGATATCGACCCACCGCGGCCGGAGCGGCCGGCGATCGAGCCCTACAGCGAGTCGGACATCCGGGGGATGCTGGCGGCCGTGGCCCATTCACTGCCCTACCAACGGACCCAGGATCGGCGGATGGTGACCCACAGCGTAAACGAGAGCCTGGCGCTGCGCAACAAGGCGCTGATTCTACTGTTGCTCGACACCGGGATGCGAGCCAGCGAGCTCTGCAAGCTGCGGGTTACGGACGCGGACCTGAAGAATCGCCGCGTCAAGGTGATGGGGAAGGGCTCGAAAGAGAGGATCCTGCGCTTTTCGGCCAACACGGCGACGGCGATCTGGCGCTATCTGACCACGCGGGAGGAATCGACCAAGGCGCCTGGCCGGCCGCTGTTCGTGACGACGGGGAATCGCCGGCTGACACGCGACCACCTCTATCACACGATGCAGATCGTCGGGGAGCGGGCGGGGATCGCCGGCGCCAACGTCCACCGGTTCAGGCACACTTACGCGATCCAGTACCTGCGCAACGGGGGGAACCCGTACAGCCTGCAGATGAGCCTCGGCCACAGTACAATGGAGATGACCAAGCGCTATCTGGCGATCGCCCAGGCCGACCTGGAGGCCGACCACCAGGTGGCCAGCCCGGTGGCGAACTGGAATCTGTAGGCCGGATAATTACTATTATCTGACCCCGGCCGCCTGGTCCAGTCGACCAGACTGGGTCAGACGGGGTCGGGACGGGCGACACGGGCGACCAAGCTTAAAAGCGCACCCCCTACCCGACCGAGATATTGCGCGGGGGGGTGTTATCGATTATACTGTGACCATGAGCGAGCAGGTTTCGCTGGTTCGGGGACTGGTTGTAGCAGCATCTTCTCTGGCGGCTGACATCCGATATGGAGAGATCGTCCTAAAAGTGCACGACGGCCGGGTGATCCACTGCGATCTGCGCAAATCCATCCGCTGCGAGCCCCTGATCCAGACAAGCTGTCCCGTTCGGGCCGAGGAAATGGCGACCGGATAACCGGAGCTCTCCCGGCTAACTGAATACTGCGTATTCGGTCATCGCTGACCGGAAAACCGGAAGCGGCACCATTTGGTGCCGCTTTTTTGTTTGGAGGTGACGTATGTGGTACGAGTATCTTGGTAGCGCCGTGGTGGGGATTCTGTTTTTGGCGGTTTTCTGCGAGGGGAGTATCACGTTCTTCTACACCGACGTGATCCGGCTGTTTGGCGAGCTCACATTCCCCGATTTTCTGCGCCAGTATTCGGCTCGCTACGTGGCCCTGATCCTGGGCCTGCTGCTCGCGTTCGGGTTTGCGGTCAACATCCCGGCGCTCCTGGGCCTGGAGGCCGTCTGGGCCTGGGTCGGGATCGCGGTGACCGGCGTAGTGATCGGCCGGGGCGCCAACTATATCCACGACCTCCTGAGCTCGATCGTCGATCTGCTGCGGGGGGAGCGGTGACACCAATCGGCATCGGAATCGGCGTCGGGCTGCCGTTCGGGGGCGGGGGCGGGGCCCCACCCGTCTTTCTGCTGCGCGACGAGTTCACGACCGACCGGGCGGCGGGCGCAGTCAACGGCACAGCCGCAGAGCCAGGGCCGGGGCCGCGCACGGCTGTTGACACCGGGAACAATCTGCGTATCAACGGGGGGCGATGGGATCAAATAGGGGGCACAGCCAACTATGGTGATCCTGGTACATGGTACGATGCGTTTGCGCGAGTTGCGGGCCGCACGATGTTTGTTTATCAGTTCGGGACTAATGCGGCCCACCATTTTGGTTGGGATAGCAACCAGATAGGCGTAGCACGCTCTGGCTTTAGTATTACTGCAAACATAGATTTTCTTGACCAGACGGGCATTCAAGTACAAGATCCCTGGGCCAGCGGCTATGCTTACGCGGTGGTTCTAAGAGCCAGTGGTTCGTTCCATCTTGTCAACGCGGGGGCGGGTTGGACATTACGATATGTCGGGACACAGAGCGTTGACAATCCGGTTTATCCAACTCTGGCCGGGCGTAATACCGCCGGTTTGCAATTTGACGATTTGCGTATTTTTGACATGGCAGCACCGTGGGACACCACTAATGGTATTGCAACGCAGGTTCTGTCGGGCGCTCGCAATCCCGGCGATACATTTATCCATGAGGCAGATGGATTTGTGCAATTCACAGTCCAAACATTGCCGGCGGCCGACCAAATCGAGGTGCGTTTCCGTGTCCAGGATGCCACTAACTACTGGCAGGTCACGGTGGATGCTGCTGGCACGCTAGACCTTGATGAAGTGGTCGCCGGCGTTGTTACAAACCGAGCGACGGCGGCTGGGGTTGCTAATGGCAATACGATACTGGTGCGGTTTGTTGACGAGAGGATTACTGGCTGCAATACAACGACACGCTTATTGAGATGGAATTATGCGCTTGCCGCTAATTTCAAAACCAGGACCGACGGCGAGCTAGAGACAGAGGGAACCGGCGGCGCGGTGACTGACATTATAAGCTGGCCGCGTGTGCTGTCCGGCGCGGCGCTGGCGGAGATAGAGAGGTACACGGCATGAGAGCGATGGTGATTGTCCCAAGAATAGGAACCGGCACGCCAACCGACCCGTACCGCAACCCGCTTACCGGCATGACGGTCTGGGACGCGACCGGCCAACCCGTGCCGGACATCGTTGTGGCACAGAACGCATACACGGTGGATGTGCGCTGCACAGAGGCGCAACTGGCGGCAATCGAGGCCGACCCGCAGTACATCGTCCTCTGGTCAAGCGAGCTCGAGGACGCAGAGCCGGACTTTGAGCCGTTGACCGAGGCCGAGATCGACGCGCTCCGTGACCAACTGGCGACCATCTACGCACCAGAGATTGCCGAGCTGGTGACGCTTGACACGGCGATGCCGCCAGAGATCACCAACAACGTGATCGGCGTGCAACTGCGCCCCCCCTGGCGGGCCGGTATCGCTGTTGCGGCCGGTGAGGTGTACGCTCACGGCGGCAATCTCTACCAGGTGATACAGGCGCACACGACACAATCCGACTGGACGCCTGACATCTGCCATGCGCTGTTCAAGCGATTCTACGAGCCGGCATGGGGCATACAACCGTGGGTGCAACCACAAGGGGCGCACGATGCTTACCCGCTGGGCGCACAGGTGCACCACAACGGGCGGCTCTGGCAGTCGAACATCGACGCGAACGTGTGGGAGCCGGGCGTGATGGATCTGTGGGCCGACCTGGGGCCATGGCCGCCGAACGGCGAGCCAGAGCCGCCAGAAGAGCCGGAATGGGCACCCTGGACGGCGTACAAGGTGGGCGACATTGTGACCTATCAGGGGTTGCGCTATCAGTGTCGGCAGAGCCATACATCACAGCCGGGATGGGAGCCGCCTAACGTGCTAGCCCTATGGTTGCCGCTATGACCGCCTGGGGGCTGTTTTCGGCGGTTGCTGGGGTGGTTGCCGTGGCGGTCGCCCTGCCCTGGCTGATCCACGCTTGGCAGGTGCGGACGGGGCGGTGGCAGGCGCCATAATATGAGTTACTTGCACAGACGGAGGCGCAACTAATGGATTGGACAATGGCGATTGGCCCGGCGCTCGGTCTCGTTGGCGGCGTGCTCGTGGTAGTGATCGACCGCCTCTGGCAGCGGCACAAGCTGCGCGCCGAGACGGGCAAAACGCTCGCCGAGGCTGACCTGACTCGCCTGCGCATCGAGATCGGAAAATCCGATTTCTGGAAGAAGCTCTGCCATGATGTGCAATCCGAATATGCTCGGCTCAGCGAGAAACATGACGAGCTCAGCCGCCAGGTCGATGGCCTGGCCAGGGAGCTCAACACCATGAAACACATCATCGCCAAGCTCTGGGCCGGCCTGACCATCCTACTCCGCCAGCTGGACGACAATCACATTCGCCCTGCCTGGGAGCCGGACATCGATATGGTCCGCTATTGCACCGCCCTCCTGGAGGATGACGACAATGCCTAGACTGGCCGGTCGCCCCTGCTCTCACCGTGGATGTACGGCCCTGGTGCGCGGCCGGCGGGTCCGGTTCTGCGCTGAGCATCAACGTGACGAGTGGAAGCGCCAGGATTCAGCCCGCCCTAGTTCTACTGCCCGTGGCTATGACCCACGCTGGCAGGCGATCCGGAAGCGGTTCCTCACTGACTATCCACAATGTGCCCGCTGTGGTGCCGTCGCCACTGTTGCTCATCACATCGTCAAGGTGGTGAATGGTGGAACGAACGATTACGAGAACTTGATGAGTCTCTGCCATGCCTGCCACGGGCGAATCCATGCGGAGCAGGGAGACAGTTTCGGAGGGCGTGATGGGTAGGTTGCACGAGCGCCCGGAATGGTTCATCGAAAAGACCTGTGAATATTGCAAGGCTCAGTTTCTGCCAGCTAGAACGAATCATGGTACGCAGCGCTTCTGTTGCGAATATTGCCAGAAGAAGGCGAGAGTTGAGAACCTGGATCGTGGAAAGGTCCACACGCACACCTGCCAGAACTGCGGCAAGGAATACCAGACAAAGCGTGTCGATAAGACCACTTGTTGCTCAAGAGAATGCGGATTCGAATGGTTGGCCAAACAGGCACGCATTGAAAAGGAATGTGTATCCTGCGGCCGAATATTCGAAGACATTCAATCTGGCGCAGACTATTGCTCCGATGAATGTAAAGAGCGTGGGATAGAAAGAACTTGCGCGGTTTGTGATTCCAAATTCTATGGTCACCCACTTTCTATCTATTGCTCACGCGATTGTGAATTAGAGATAGGAAGAAGCAAGTATCAGGAATATATGACCGAGAAGGTTGGCGAGCGGGCGTATGTCTGCAAGGAATGCGGCAAGGGCTTTATTGCTCCCTATGGAGATAAGCGTCGTGAGTTCTGCTCACTAAAATGCTCAAGGCTTAACTATCTGAAGTCCCCCGCCGGTCGAGAGACAAGCGCTCGCCAACAGCAAAAACGAAGGGGGCAAAAGTATGATAATGGACCCACTCATGCTATTGATCGACGGGCCGTATTTGACCGTGATGGATGGCGGTGTGGTATTTGTGGCCGGCCCGTGAATTCATCCTTGAAATTCCCCCATCCTGATAGTCCTTCATTGGATCACATCATTCCTTTGGCTGAAGGCGGAACTCATACTTGGCAAAATGTTCAACTTGCTCATTTCATCTGCAATAGCTTGAAGGGGAGTACAGGAGGCGGGCAGCTACGTCTGGGGATTACGATGGTTGATATGAATAGGGAGGGGGCGTGACAGCCTCCACGCCGCGTCATTCGGCCGACCGGCGCGGGCGTCTTGCGTATCCGGCCGCGAAATTAGGGCAAGGGGGGTCCTGCTGATGGTAGATATTGGGAAGTGCGCGGTGGTTGGCTGTGAGAGACCTATCGAGAAACGATCCTGGTGTAATAAGCATTATCGCCGGTGGCTGAAATACGGCGACCCGGAAAAGACACAGTATCGGGAGACTTGCATGCTCCCAGACTGCGACGCGCCTCATTGGGGGCACGGGTTCTGCGTGAAGCACTATGCTCGATTCAAGCGCCATGGGGATGTCCGCCAGAAATACACCACCCGCTGGCGTACCTGTGCCTACTGCGGAGGCGAGTTTGAGGCTCCAATGAAGTTCTCCGGAAAGTACTGCTCAGATCTTTGCCGTTCAAGGGGCTACTTCCAAGAGCGGCAGCAGAGGGAGGGCTTCATCAAGAAGAACTGCGAGGTCTGCGGGATAGAGTTTTTCAGTCCCACATGGCCCTACGAGGCCAAAATCTGCTCGCAACGCTGCGTCGGCGCGCAGAGCGCCGCGGATAGAGCTCGAGTGACCACATGCCAGTATTGCGGCGTTGAGTTTGAAACAGCCAACCCGGCCCAGGATATCTGTGCGGACTGCTCTCACGGGCACCGCCTGCAGCGGGTGAAGGCGCGCAATCGGATTAAGAAGCGCCGAGCGCGAATGCCAGAGGCTGGTGGCCCATATCACAGTGACGAAGAGTGGGAAGTGTTGCTAGAGCAGTATAACGGGATGTGCGCTTACTGCCACACAGGCGAGGCAGAGCACAGAGATCATGTCGTGCCTCTCAAATATGGCGGATCAGATTCGATCACTAATATTCTTCCGGCTTGTGCAGATTGCAACCTGCGCAAGGGTTCTCTAATGCCGGTAGAGTGGGCGAATAGATTTCAGGAGATCTTTGGATATGCGTGGCAGGACGCCGCTTCCTTCTGCAATTAAAGACTTGCGCGGCAACCCGGGCAAGCGGGCACTCAACAAGCACGAGCCCAAACCGCCGGCGCCCGACCGGGTCCCGTACGCCCCGCGGCACCTGAACGATGACGCCAAGCGCGAATGGCGGCGCATCATCAAGGTGCTGCTGAGCCTGGGGCTCTATACCGAGGTCGACTATGCGGCGCTGGCGATGTACTGCCAGGCGTGGGGCCGGTGGATCCGTGCCGAGCGGATGGTGATTGAAAAGGGCGAGGTGCTCCTGAGCACGCAGACCGGCAACTATTACCAGAATCCATGGTTCCACGTCGCGAACCGGGCGTGGGACCAGATGCTGAAGATGCTCAGTCGGTTCGGGCTCTCGCCGGCCGACCGGACGCGGCTCAGTGTCGAGCAGCCGGAAGAGCAAGACGAGCTCGCAGAGCTCCTCTTCCGGCGCGGAGTGAGTGTGGGTGATGGAAAGTAGGTATCCATCGGAGGCGATCGTCGGTCAGTACATGGAGGATGTTCTGGGTGGTACTGTACCCGCCTGCCGCTGGGTCAAGCAAGCGTGCCGGCGGCACATTGCGGACCTCCTGGACGGTGACGAGCGGGGCCTCTATTTCGACCGTGACGAGGCGCAGCTAGTCATCGACTTTTTCCGGTTGCTGAAACACTCGAAGGGCGAGTGGGCCGGGCAGGTGCTCAGGTTGGAGCCCTGGCAGCAGTTCGTGCTCTGGGTGCTGTTCGGCTGGCGGAAAGAGGACGGCACGCGCCGCTTCCGGACCTGCTATCTGGAGGTCGGTCGCAAGAATGGGAAAAGCACCCTCGTGGCCGGGATCGGGCTCTACCTCCTGGTGGCTGACGGCGAGCCGGGGGCAGAGATTTTCTCAGCCGCGACCAAGCGCGACCAAGCGCGGATCACCCACTCTGAAGCCACGCGGATGGTCAAGAGCTCGCCTAGCCTGCGCCGGCAGCTGACGGTGTTCAAAGACAATGTTCACATTCTCAACACGGCCTCCAAGTATGAGCCGCTGAGCTCCGACTTTAACAGCCTGGACGGCCTGAACCCGCACGGCGTCCTGATGGACGAATTGCACGCGCACAAGACACGCGAGCTGTGGGACGTACTCGAAACCGCGACCGGCTCGCGGCGCCAACCGCTCATTGTGGCCATCACCACCGCCGGCTTTGACCGCAATTCGATCTGCTTTATCCAGCACGAGTACACCGAGAAG